GCTGTTCGCGCATGCGCTCGTTAGTGGTTTCTCCGGGTACATGGTTGCGCAGGTTGTCCTGCGCATAGAGCCTGACTGGGCTTTAGTTTCGGCTGGTATTGGCGGATACCTCGGAACGCAGGGACTCGACTGGGCGGCTTATGTAATCAAGAACCGTGCACTTCCGGGTAGCTCTGCGTCTAAGGGGGAGTGAGATGACCATCTATACCTGCGCGGAGTGCGGGAATAGTTCGCAGAGCACCCGCTTTTTCTCTTTCACAGCGCTAATCGGTAGCGGCGTATTCGGCTATCTAGCAGGGACGCTGGCCAAGTCCTATGGACTATCTTCAGAGTTGACTTCCGCCATTGCGGGTTTCCTCGGGTTCATGGGCGCTGAGCTTTTGAACTTGGTCGTCTTGCTTCTAAAGAGTCGCTACACGGGGAGAATGCGCAAAGGATAACTGGAATGTTCTGGGATCAGGCCATCAGTCTCGCTTTCTTCTTACTCCCGGCACTGTACGTAGTGTACTGCTGGAAGTGGGGAAGTATTACGACTTCGACAGTATCGATGGTCGTGTTCGGCATACTGGCCAGTCTCGGATCGGGCAAGATCATCCCGATGTTCTGCGTTGAGGTCGCTGGAGGGTCAACGTTCATACCGGCGACATTCGTTCTGCTAGCCCTGGTCGCTAAGAAGTACTCAAACAAGGCCGCTTTCGACGCGCTGAACGTCGTGACGTTCGCGCTTCTATTGTTCTCCGTCGCACAGGCGCGCTGGTGGGCGTTCTCCTTCTTCACGCCAGAAGAGACTACACATACGTTCCGCGCTAGCGAGCTTGCCTTCAAAAACGCGCTACTGACGACGATCCTTATCTATATAAGCGGACTTTTCCTTCTATCGGCTAGGAAGGCGCCGATGGACGTGAAGCCGATTATTAGAACCTGGGTTCCGGTGTTCCTGGATATCCTGCTGACCATGCCGATTTCTCTGTTGTCCGTGTATTGGATGCAGGGCAACAATCCTGACGTAATAACGGAGTCTCTCGTCGTGAGTACGATCATGGTTCGTATGATCATTCCGATTGGCCTCCTGGCGTACGTCCTGTGGGACACGAGGGGTAAGTGATATGAGTTCGACACGAAACGAAAATCTAAGAATCTCGCCCGCTGGTCTGGCTCTCATCAAAAAGTGGGAGGGCTGGTACCCGAAGGCGTATAAGGACCCGGTTGGCATCTGGACTATCGGCTGGGGAACCATCGGCGTCGAGGCCGTTCCTGGTCGAACGATCACGAAGAAGCAGGGGGAGGAATTTCTTCGCCGGGACCTGATCAAGGACGAGGATACGGTAAAGTCACTTGTTAAGGTTGACCTGACGCAGCATCAATTCGATGCCCTCGTGTCGTTCGTTTACAACTGTGGTTCTGGAAACTTCAAGCGGTCCACGCTTTTGAAGCTGCTGAACCGTGGAAACGTAGTCGGAGCGGCGGGACAGTTCATCCGGTGGAATAAGGCGCGCAGCCGCGACACCGGGAAGTGGATGACGCTTCGCGGTTTGACAAATCGCCGTAAGGACGAGACCGCGCTGTTCCTTCTCCCTGACGACGACGACTCGATGGCGATGGAAGCAGCTCAGCCAGAGATCGCGCAGCAGAAGCCTATGGATGAGCCTAACGACAACGACGGCGGCGTCATGGTGGACGCGCCGGAGACCAATAAGAACGCTATCGAAGAGATCATCAAGAGCAGCGACACCATCAAACTCTTGGTCTTGTCGGTGACAAGTCTTGGTGCCGCTGTGTCGAGTCTTATTGAGCCCTTGAAGAAGGACCCGGTTACCGCGATCAGTTTGATGGTAGCGGCGGTTTCGCTCGGTATGGTCTTCTATGTCAAGTTCCGCGATACAAGAGAAGGGCGGTAAGACGTGGCAGTCATTTTCACAGTAGAAGACGGAACTGGGCTCGCCGCCGCCAACTCGTATGTCTCGGTGGCCTTCGCGGACGACTATCTGACGATCAAGCCCAACACGGCACCGTGGTTGGCGCTGTCTTCGACTGAGAAGGAGCGCTACCTGATGCTCGGCTCCCGAGCGTTGGATAACGCGGCGACATACCGTGGTAGCAAATACGCCGAAGAGTCTGGACTACGGTGGCCTCGTACTGGCGCGGTGGACTGTGATGGTCTCACACAGCCGTACGACGAAGTTCCTGACGCGATCAAGCACGCTACCGTGGAGTTAGCGTTCCACTATGTGTTTCACGGCATCGATCCGTCTGTGCCGCTGTCAACAAGTGGTGAGATCAAGAAGATCAAGGCGGACGTTATCGAGATCGAATACGTAGATGGAACGCAGTCCACGGCTATCAACTATTTCCCGCAAGGGATAAACGGCGTGCTCCAGTGCTTGGGCCGCGTGACTACAGGAAACGGCAGTTCATTCGGAAGAATTCTAAGAGCGTGAAGATCAAGGAAACACTCGTATAATGTCTCTCAAGGCTATCCTATCGAACGCGGTTGATAAGGCGATGGCGGCACTCGATGACGTGCCGCTGACGATCTCTTATTATTCCGTCGTCACGGGAGGATACAGCGTCGCCACTGACTCTATCAACGTCACTGAGACCCTTATCTCATGTCAGGGAATTAAGTACAAGAGTAAGGTGGAGACGCAGGATTGGAAGAAGACAGAGTTGGATGAGACCAAGATTCTGATCGCTGGGTCGGTTTTTTCGGCGGCGGGCATCTCCCCGAAAGAGGACGACTACATGCTCGTCGAGGGAGTCAAGTACGAGATCAAGAATATACGGCCTGCCCCCACAAACGCTCTGTATGTTTTCGTCGTGAGGGCCGTCTAATGTCAGTCAGGCTGGTCGGAATGGGGGGGCTCAGAGCCCGTTTCGACAAGTTCATCGAGAAGAAGGAACAGGAAGTAGAGGACCTGCGCAGACAAGTCGCCATGGAGTTGCTGGACGCTATTATAGGTAGCGTCCCTGTGTGGTCAGGACGAAGCGTTCGAAGCGTCTCCGTGAGCAACAACCCAAGCGGAAGTAATGCCACCGAGACACACCCTGACCGTGGAGATACTGCTCGTGATGGGCGCTGGTTACCCCATCCTGAGTTCGGGGATACGAAGAATATGCCCCTCGGAGCGGAGCCGAATAGGCAGGCAGCAGAGGCGATTGCCAGAGCATCGGCGAAGATGGCTAGCTATAAACTGTCAGATAAAGTCTACGTAACGTCGTCAGCGTACAACTGGGATGACATTGATACAGGAGACCACGGCTTCTCACACCCCGTTCGTCAGAGAAACGCTGGCAAGACAGTCATCAGCGAATTGGCGGTAGCGCAGGTCAAAGCCCTGTTCGGAAAGAACGTTAAATGAGCGTGAAGGAAGACATGCGTAAGGCGATGTATGATCGCCTACTAACCTACTTCCCTACAGAGTACGGTTCAGCCGTCGAAGTGGGGCTGGAAAACCACGCGTTCATCCAGCCAAAGAACGACCCTTACTTGATGTGCTGGTTCCGCTTTCAGGAATCGAAGAAAGCGGCAATCGGGACAACGCAGTCATTCATCAGAACCAAGGGGTTCTTCATGATCGACTGCATCGTGCCTAAGGACTCCGGGTCCAAGGACTTGTGGCAGATGGTGGACGCTCTCAACAGAGTGTTCAAGGAACAGAACTTCTCGTTAGCAGGCGGGTCCAACGTAACACTGTACCCGTCAGACAGTTCAGGCGCGGCGCGCTCGCAGGATGGAGGGTACATGGTGACCGTCCTAGTACCGTTCTGCATCGACGCGTCGCCGGTATAAGGAGTAGCGATTATGGGATCGACGGATTGGATGGACATCGCCCTTAAGTACAAGGGCCAGAAAGAGATCAAGGGAAGCCGACATAACCCTGTCGTCGTGGCCTTCTTCGCCAAGTCGGGTCACCCAGAGATCAAAGACGACGAGACCGCGTGGTGCGCGGCGTATCTCAACGCAGTTCTGTATGAAGCGGGGCGGCGGGGTACGAAGAGTCTCCTTGCCAAATCATTTCTTAACTTGCCGGATAGTGATGAAGTGAAAGGTGTCCCGCAGTACGGGGACATCGTTGTTCTCCATCGGGGTTCACCGTCAAGTTGGCAGGGGCATGTCGGGTTCTTCGTGAAGTGGGATGACGAATTCGTCTACCTCCTCGGCGGGAACCAGAGCGACGGAGTCAACGTCTCCAAGTTCCCCAGATCGCGCATCGCAGGCGTCCGCCGTCCTCGGACCGAGGTCACGCAGGCTCCCGCCTTGCCGAAAATGACTGATAAACCAGAGTCTAAGCTCCCGAATCTGGAGGAAATCGCCATCGGCGTCGGCGGCATCACCGTGGCCGCTAAGCCCTTCACGGAAGGGGATTTCATCACGGGACTGATCACTATCGCGGTATTCGCCGGAATCGTCGGATACTTCATCATAAAGCGCCATAGGTCTTGAATTTTTCGTTAAGGTTACTAAGTATGGTTAACGGATTGGCCATCCTTAAGATCGTTAACGAAATTCCCCTAGCTAGGAGGTAAATTACATGCCCGTAAATCAGTGCGGCTTGCAGGCGGCGGAATCGAACCGCGCCATCCTTCGCTACCTCGCCGAAGCGACCGACTGCTGGGGCGTGACTCCGGCCTCCGGGTCTTCTCGTGAGATGCGTATCACCTCGTCGTCTCTGACGGCTGAGAAGGAAACTGTCGTTTCCGACGAAATTCGTGCAGATCGTATGATCTCGGACGTTATTGAAACCGCCGCTTCCTCTGGCGGTGACATCAACGTCGAGTTCTCGGCAGGCTCGCTCGACGACTTCTTGCAGGCATTCCTGCTCGGCGCATGGACCCGTCCGATGACCTTCGACAAGTTCGAGGGCGCGTTCGTCTCTATGAACGACAACGCTGGTACGACCGAAGTTCTCATCTCGGGCGCTGACTACACCGACTACTTCACGGTAGGTCGTCGCATCAAGACGGAAGGCTTTATCAACCCCGCGAATAACGACTATTGGCAGGTCGCCTCGGCTTCGTTCGCCGCTGGCGTCACCACTGTCGTGACGACGGGTACGACCGCCGTCGATGAGACGGGTTCGGACTATTCGCGCGTCATGGACGCGAACGACGTTATCATCCTCAAGAGCACGGCAATCCGCGCTGGAACGGGTGCCACTAAGACGTTTGACTCGAATGCGGGCAACGCCTTCGCTACCGCCATCTCGGCTGGTCACCTTGTCGTCGGTCAGAAGATTTACGTCACCGGCCTGGGTTACGAGGAGGGCACGTTCACCTTCGCTAGTGAGCCCGCCGATGGCGAGACCGTCACGATCAACGACGGTGCCAACTCGGTAACGTTCGAGTTCGACAACGACTCGGCATTCACTCGCGGCAACGTCGATGTAACCCTCGGCGGCTCGGCGAACGCTACGGCGGCGAACCTCCAAGCGGCCATTATGGACCAGCTCTGGAAGGGTAAGATCGAGGTGTCGGCGTCTGTCGCGACTAACGTCGTGACCGTTCGTAACATCCACCCGGATCAGGTAGCTAACGCTGCGTCTTCGGCGCTCACGGAGGCAACAGCGACAGCAGTTACCGCTGTGGACTTCACTGGTGCGACAGCATCGTTCGGCGTGTTCACTATCACCGCGCTGACGGATGACGTTATCACCGTCGCCGAGACCGTTGCCACGAACGCCAACTCTGGCACAGTCGCAGTGACCATCAAGGGGTCGCATCTTCGTAACCCCGGCACGCTGACGGATATCACGCCGCAGTCATTCACAATCGAGACCGGGTACTCTGACGTTGGTCAGTACTTCTTGCAGACGGGTATGCGCGTGGGCTCGTTCGGGCTCAACGTGGCATCTGGCGAACTTGTGTCTGGAACCATCGCCCTCATGGGTAAGGAGACCACGGCAAACAGCGCCACGGTCATCGGTGCGGCTCCGTACACGGCACTCGCATCTACGGCTACTCCGGTTCTGAACGCTACCACGAACGTTGGCTCGATCTACAAGAACGGTGAACTTCTGGCCACCGCTCTCCAGTCTATCGAGATCAACGGTGAAGCGGCACTACGTGAGCAGCGCGCGGTCGGTTCGCGATTCCCTGCCGGTATCGGTACTGGTCGCTTCAACCTGACTGGAACGATCACCTCATACTTCGAGACGCTGGAAATGTACGACCACTTCCTGGCGCACGACACGATCTCACTCGCGTTCGACTTCCAGGACAACGACAAGTCGGTCTACTGGTTCACGATCCCGGCGCTGA